TTCACTGACATCCGGAATAATAAACCTTTTCCGCCGGTCCTTTGGTAATTTCTGAACGGCTTTCCGATAATCATCAGAATTGATTCTCGCAACAGCCCTGGATATATTCCCGGTCTCCGTTGCGATTATATCAGTCATGAGCTGCTGCAGGTTACCACCGCTCCAGCCATACTTTTTCTTCAGCCGGCCTAAATGATACTTCGCCATTTGTTATTCCTTTGATAGCTCTTCTTTCTCAGGTGCCTTCTCAGGATCCCCTTCCCTCCATTGCCCGATTGAATAGATTATATCATCAAGCTCTTTGAAGTTAATGCCAACTTCCTCAGCCCATTCCTTCTTCAGCTCGAAGGTTGGTTTTGGATTCTCCTTGAGACCCGCCTGAACATAGAGCTCTGCGTCCCCTCGACGTTCTTTCTCAATAGCCCTTCGTACTGTCTTTACAAACCGTATGAGATCATTTTTCTCCATCCCCAGATTCTTAGACACTTTGTTCAATTGGGATCCACTCAAAAAGGTTTTCCCGGACTCTTCCATTTCTTTTCGAATCTCGTCTTTTATCTGGTCCCTGGTCCGCTGCAGCATCGGCAATAAGCTCTTCTTGATCTTCTTTACCTTCGCGAGCATCTGGCTCTTTTTGGCCGCTCTCCACTTCTCATAACAGATAGCTGAAGCCTGGTCCTGCTCATACCCCTGCTTCACTTCATGCGCGATACAGCGGCTTACAAAATCATCTTGTGATTCATTTCCCTTAGGACTTATTGGCATTTTCTTCCCCCTCTAAAATTGTCTTGAGTTCGACCATAGCTTTGTACCACGGTGTAACTAAACTCTGTGGGTTTCCTTTCTCAAACCGATACGCTCTATCATCTACATATACAATGGCCGGTAGCTTGCGATTTGTCACCCCGATTACTCCGGCCTTATTCCAAAACCTGGTCCGCTTAGGTATCACTTGCACCGGCATAAGCATCCTGGAAGGTCCTGTACTCCCACCTCTCTGAATATAAGTAACATATCCTTGCTGCTCAAGCATCCACCGTTTCACTTGCTTCGGCTTCCTGGTGGTATGGATAAACACAGCGTACCCTATATCCAGTAGTGTGCGGATATTCTGGAACGCTCCTGGAACCGGTACATCGTAAATGCTGCCGTCTTTCCACCCATCACTATACCGGTGAACGACTCCGTCAAAATCTATCGCAATTGCTTTCATGTTCCCTCCGCTATCTCAGCTCATCTTGGATATCACTAATCACCTGGTCCGGCGTCTTCCCCTCGGAAATACCTTCATCCAGCCGTTCCATTATAGTCTCCTGCATAACGTTGAAGAACGCAATCAGATCCAACTCGAAGCTGCTCTTCAGCTTGTCCACCTTCGCAATGGTAAGGTTGTCAGATCCGCTAATCCTCCTATCGCTTTTCGCCATATCGCTTCTCCCAACTGAACATCATTCGACCGGTTCCAAAAAGCTCCTTCAGTGTAAGCGCACCCAGCCTCCAAAATATATGCGAATGTCTTCTCCGCTCTTTCAGTATTACCATCATGATACCCCCTTTATGCTTGCCTTGTGAACAAAGGATCCTCCTCAGTCTGTCCCTGCTGCTGGTCCGCCGATTGTGGAGCCGGCGGGTTGTCGTATTCCTCTCCCTGCTTTGGATCAAGGCCACGTTCAGTACGCAGCTCATTAGTACTCCATAGCTTGGACTGTACTTTCTTGAGCAACATATTCAGATCCTGGTCCTCACTCATTCCGGAAGCAAACTCAAGCTCGTAACCGGACCCAAAACGAAACGGCAATACTTCCTGGTTCATCTTCTCCATGAATGTTTGGACCAATGGGAACAATCCGCGTTGCTGGTCTATCTCCATCTCACTGTCTGAGGTTGCCCTTCCCGAAGTGTCGCTGCTGCCCGTGAGGTTCACTTCCATGTTACTCATATTGAAGGCTAATGCAATGTCGCTTCGTATCTGCTCTTCGTGTCTCATATAATAATCAAAAGTGTCTTTCCTGGTGAGGTCCAACACAGTGGTATTACTTCCCATCCCGGACAGTACCCGGATAGCTCCCTCTCTGGCTTCATTCAATAGCTGTTCTGTTTTTTCCTGCTCGGCTTTATCCACCGGTACTTGCAGGTCTTTATCCATATCTCCGAATGGTGCTTGCTCATGCAACAGGACAAGCTGCTCGGGAGGTTTGGTCCCGTCCGCCTGTTGCGCACTCAGCTGCTCGAACAATAGAATCTCTGCAAGCTTGTTTACCAGCGCCTCCAGCGGTACCATCCCATGGCTCTGGAAACTGGTTGGTACGTATGTCGCATGGACAATTTCGTCGCCATAGTATATCTGCGGAAGGTACCCTTCAGTCACCTGGGTATACGCCTCAAGGGACTCAACGGTCACGCCCCGCAAAGGATACACTGTTCCCCCAGGAAGCATATACACAGACTGCAACCGTTCCCCATCATGCTTCTTGTACATATCGCTTCCACCGTGAACCAACATATCAAAAATCCACTTCTTCAGAAATTCAGTGAAGTTGTCTTTGGGATTCGGTCTCTCCAGCCACCCTTCAATCTCAGTACTTCTGTCCTCATACCCTTCTTTGATTCTCCGGCTCCACCGTAGTAATGCACCGTTGAAATTACTTAAATCTGGCTTCAGCTCTTTGAGGTATTGCTTGAGGACTCCGTAGATCCGTTGCCGTAAAACACCTGCCCCTAGACCCGGAACGTCTTCATACTCGGCTGATACGGCTTTGAGGGATTTCAGCTTTGTGGCTATCCGGTCTTCAACCTTTTTGTGAGCCACGACATTCCAATCGAGACCGGAGATTCTATGCATTCGACTAGTTACTAAACCAAAGATGGGAGAACTCCTTTTGAAAATCTCCACCCTTTCCCATACGCCAAGCTGGTATAGAGGGCGTTGATATTCTCCCCGAACCATAGCCCCGGACTTGGTTTGCCCGGTTACACCCACAAGATCCGATAAGCTATAGACGTTTATCCCGCGCTTGTTCTGTTTCCCGTACCCTTCACCATAAGCTCTATGCTGTTGCAGGTACTGAAATATTTCGTTCGTTGTCACGGCTGGATTCATTTCATCCTCCTATATTGATACCGCTGCTGCAACCTGTCGTGCAGTGACCATGAACGCTGCAGCATGCATATAGTGGTCTGCCTTGGATCCTTCGTTCCAGATATATTCATCCCGCTTTTCATCAAAAAACCTGGTTGCTGCCCCCATCTGATCGTAAAACTCTGGTACGCTGTCGATATTAGCTGGAAAAACAAGGTCCTTCATTACGACTTTTTCTTTCAAGGTGTCCAGCTGAGTAGTTCGGTCTACTGACACAATCTTCCTCTTCTGGTCAATCGAATCTCTCTTCGCATTCCCTTGGTAGCACATGAACATTCCTTTGAAACGTTTTACCAACCTCCGGCTCATTCTCGTCTCTGGTGCTGCATCAATCACACCAACCCTCACTCGGTATTCATTCCACAATTTTATCACATCTTCCTCTCCCTGCACAGTATCAGCATATTCAAGATACAACCGCCCGTCTTCCCCTAGTGCAGCGATAGTTACGTGAAGGACTTTTCCCACGTCAACTCCCATGATCCCCGGCCTATCGAACCGCTGGTAGACCATGTACTCACCCTTAGCGTCGTCGATAAGCCCCCTGGTTATACTGGACCCTGGCGCATTGTACGCGAGGCCTAGATCACCGTTATACACGCGCTGCATGGTTACATCATCGTACAGCCCCCTCTGGAAACGCTCGACTATATTTCGGATAGGCCACCGTGAAGAGAACAGCTTTGAAATATGGTACCCTCTATCCCTGCCATCTCCGGTGGGTACCCACTCACCAGATGAAAACCTGTTCACCGGCTTGTCACATTCTTCGCAGATCAGTTTAGCATCATCCGGCTTTTCCCAATCAAATGTCTCATCCCTCACCACGTAATCCATAGTGTCCACCTGGCGGACCACATTCCTAAAGAAGTCTGGTGTGAACCACTTACCACAATGCTCACACTGCAGGAACCATTCATTCTTGTCTGAATTGGCATAATGCAGATCAATTCCATAACCTTCTATCGTCGGATTTGCTACCCTTGTTATAGAAGGATCCTTGGCGTGTCCAAGGCGTTCTTCTCCCATCTCGATATTGTCTTGGACACATTCATCTAATTCGTCAATGATCAGGTCGTCTGCCGGGAACTCCGTAAATGCGCTACTAGACTGGCTACCTATCATCGCGATGGTTCCAGACCCGATATTCTTCAAACTCATAGACTCTGCAGCTCCCATATATCCGAATCCTGCTTTCCTCTTCTGCGCGTTCATTACAAGATCTTGGTAGTAGTCTGTTTTCAAAATCGACTTGTCATATCTGTTTTTTATGAACCGGCTAGACAGCCCCCAATTTGGAAACACGTAAAACACGTCCCGCCCATTCTTTGCCTTCGATATCGCAAGCTGCATAAGGTACTCAGATATACCGCATTGCGTGGATTTAATAATGGCCTTCACCGGATGAGGATCCATATAAATCTGCTTAAGGTATTTGTGATCATTGAAAGTTAACCGGTCCCCCTTGTGGGTCACATGATAGAACATCGCAAGATGCAGGACCGGAAACGTCTCTGCCATAAAAGCCTCATAATCTTCAAGAGTCTTCAGATTCGGACTCATTATCGTCCCCTCCAATCACTCTCTCGATACCTGGGATAAACTCTGACATCTGCTTCATTAGGTGTTCTTTGTCTTCCTTGCTGAACTTAACCTCATGCTCGACCCTCCCGCTGTGCGTCATCTCAAACCGGCCCTTCTGCCCCCACCGGTCCGGAAACTTTCTCTCCAGTCTCCATGCAGCGGCTGTCCAATTGGTTTGCGCTGCTTTAGCTATCAGTGATACATCTCGGATTTCCGCTTGAGCCAAGCCCTTTTTTACAGAGTCAGAGAAACGAATGTATCTATACCCGTCACCAATATCAACCCCTTTCGCTAACTCTTCTCTTGCTTTCGCACCTCTCTTTAACCAATAATATAGACTTTGCTTAGATATACCTGCAGCAGCAGCAGCAGTCTCAATGTATGATCCTACCTTTATATAGCTTAATATGTCCTGGAGGACATCTTCAGTGAGTTTGCTTGGGCGGCCACCCT